GAAACACAACGCCACGTTCCTCGCCCATAACTGCCAGACGCAAAAGGACGTGACTGGCACAGCCCGGTAAACCTGCCAGTCGTCGCCCTCATACGTCACCACGGCAGAAGGACCGCTCTCAATGTCCGCTTCGTTCCTGCTGAATGTGAAGATCCTGTCCTGACCGTACACGCCCTGATCCGGACGCGCAAAGTCATTCGGCATCTGCTGAACAGACGCCTTCAACAGACTTGTCTGCACTCCGCAGTACTTGTGAACAATCGACTGCGGGTTGCAGTTGCCATTCAACCACAAGTCGCAATCACAATTCACGTCGCAGCAACTCATCGACGGTATCTCCGCCCTGAAACGATCCGACGCGTCGGTCGACAAGTCGTACCGCATGATACCTGCGAAATACACGGCGTCTGAACGAACTCATACAACTGATTCGCGGTGGTCTGCGATGCACAGTCCTTGTCGTCCCACATCTGCCGGTAAACATCCAACGCTGTACGCATCCCCTGAAGTTGTGCCGTCGTGTCGTGAGAAATGCCCGCTTCGCTCTTCTTGATCCCGGCGCAGCCCGGATCACTCGCCAGCTTCGCAGCCAAATCGCAAATCTTCGTTTCTAGCTCGGCACAACTCAGGCAGGATGCCATCACGTCACCTCAATGATGCTCGGATACCGCTCCGGATCCACAGACGAAGCCTGGAACAAATGCCGGTATGTCGGACCTGTCACCTCAGCCTCGGTCATCACTCGACACTCCGGAAACTCGTCTTCCGGATTCTCCGCTGCAGTCCGCCCACGAAAACTGAGTGAGCCCATGTAAGCCTGATGCAACTGCGGAGCACTCAAGTCACGACGAGCACGAACTACCTTCGGAGGACCGCCCTGCAACTTCACCAAATAATGCCGCAGCGGCTCAACCGGTGCAGCCGCCTTCCGAATCGAGGAGTCCCCCGACTTCTCACTGTCAGCCATCTGTTTTTCTCCACGCCCATGAAAAAACGGTGAGGCAAAATCGCCTCACCGTTTATCACCTGCTCAGGTGTATCTGTCAAGCAGTCATCATGGTGTCGGAGTACACATGAAGCCCCGCATCGGATCCTTCACGTAACTGTAACCCTTTGACAGACTGGTCCACTTCGCCACGATCCGCTTCTCCTGCATCTCACCACTGATGTTGATGCGAGTCACTTCCGGGCGAATCTGGTAAACCAGACCGATGAATGCGTTGATGTCAGATCCGAACCACATCCACTTCTCTGCTGCAGCACGAGTCACGCCGTAGCGAAGAACGATCCGATCAGCCAGACGCTGGTACGCCTGCAGTGTGACGTCCATGTTCGCAGCAACCGCATGGGTGCTGATGTACTTGTACGTCGTGCTGCCGCCGTCGCAACTGGTGCCGTCATGCTCGACCGCACCAGCACGAATCCGCGGATTGATCTCGTCACGCTTCTTCGGGCTGGTCAGAATCGTCAGGTTGTCAGTCGGAACTGTTACCGGACGACCGTGGAACAGATCGCGGAAGTCGTACAGATAATCCTTCACCGCCTGAAAATCACTCGGGCAGTTGATGTCGTTCCGCATCGCGTTGATCCACGGACCACCAGTCCCACTCGGGAACGGCGTGGTGACCGCAGCATCCGGACCGTAGAACGTCCCATACGCAGTGCCAGAACGATTGTAAGTCTGACGATACCCAATCAACGCATCCAGCAACTGATTCTCCCAGTGCTGGTTGTGCGCGTCAGCGAGCTTCGGAACCTGCTGGGCGAGATAACCGTTCGGATCCTCGCACAGAGCCTCGCGGGTGAACTCAAAACCGAGACCAACCTGAGACCCCTCCGGATGATCCATGAAGTCACTCGCAACACCGAATGACGGTGGTGCCTGCAACTCACGAACTTCCTCAACCGACGGATCACTGAAGATCCCCTTGTCACGGTAAGCCCGCTCGCACTCACCCTTCGTTTCCGCTGAAACGCGACCAAGCAACAGATACTCCTCTTTCGGAGTCTCGCGAAGGCCGAATCGAATCAACTTCTCAGCGAACTTCACGAACGTGCCCTTGGTCACCGTCGCTTCCAGAGCGTTCTGGCTCATCTGGCGAGCATTGCCACGCCAGTCAGCACCCAAGTCCTTCCGAAGACACTCAGTCAGGTCGAACTCGCTCCAGTGCATGTCGCCAGACTCAAGAATGCCATCAAACTCAGGCATCACTTCAGACTCGCCATGCTGCTCAACCGCATCCAGCAGCTTTCGCGTCACACCGCTGTTCGGACTCTTCAGTACCATCGCTTCATCTCCTGTTCTCGGGCTCATTCCCGATCAAATAACAAACGAAACCGAGATCAGACAAACTCGACCATGACGCGAGACTTCGCGTCCGGACCAGAATCTTCAACCGCCTTGAAAACCGCCAGATTGACATCCGCGGTCGGCGTCAACTTGTGTGCCAGAAGGGCGTTCGCCGACGGATCCTTCGAGAACGTGAACAGGTCACCCTGCTGGTACGTGGCAGCAGTCTCTGCACCTGACGCATCCGTCAGCAGGTAACTGCGGCGAAACAGCAGGTTCGGTTCAGGACGAACGTAGGGAACCGTAGGCTCCTGACCAGCGATGCACGCGTCAGTCTCCACTTCCCCATACGCAACGCCGGCAAACGCAGCAATCGCGTCGCCACGAGTCGTGTCGAGGTCAGTGTTCCACGTGACATCCTCAACGAGACCAGCCTTCGTGACACCAGTCGTTGCCGTGTCTTTCGTCAGGAAGTCGCCCGGGCAGATCTCAATCGTCGGAACACCATCGCCGTCGACCGGCAGGGTCAGATGCTCAACATTGATGCCAGAACCGAGTCTTCCGTTCTGGTACTGGCAATCTTTGCACTGTGGCATGTTCTCTCTCTCCTTCTGCTGCTCTCAAACAGCAACGTATTCACAAAACAAGATCACCAATTCAGGACTTGATTCCCAGCTCGGCACGCAGGTTCAACTTCCCGCCACCAGCCCGCTTCTGATTACCCAAACGGGGAGCACCACTGTCCGGCTCTCCGCCACGGGCCAATTTCAACTCGCCGACAGCCGCAACAACCGACTCCAGCAACAGACGAATCGGCTCAGAATGCTCAGCAGGAATCGCAATAACCTGCTCAACCACCTTCTCAGACAATCCGCTCAACGGACTGTCCTTCAGCAGCGTATCAACCTGCTCGGTTACTTCCGCCAAGCGAGCCGCTGCAGCCTGCTCGGCCTTGATCTGAGCAAGTTCCGCCTGAGCTGCCTCCAGTGCCTGCTGCACCTTCGTCTGCTCAGCCGCAGCAGCATCATCCTGCCTCAACTGCTCCAGAATCTCAGGATGACTCTTCAGACCCTCAAGCAACTGCTCTGGTGTCAATTCTGCCACGTCTGTCTCCTCATGCTCAAAAACCCCATTCGTCGTCGCCGGATGGGTAACAATGTCCACTGATCGGATCGAATGGATCCCTTCAACCACGATGCGCCCGGCAGAATCCCGCTGGCGACCAACTTTCAAACTGGCGTTGATGCTCATCCCCAACCCGCTCGGATTGTTCCGGATGTCCCACATCAACTGCTCATACACAGCGTGCTTCGGATTGAACCGAACGTCGCCAAAATGTCCCTGCCCCTCGCGATACTTCGCCGTTACCACCGAACCAATCTGGTCCTCGTAACGACGTGCATCCGTGGCCTGTGCCGGATGATTCAAAAACACCCGGGCACCAGTCAACCGGTCTGAACCAGTCGATCGGACGCCATGAGTGTCGTAAGTGCGGCCATTCCTCGACTCCAAACCCAGCAGCTTCATGCCCCGAACCAGCGTGCCGCCGCCGTCTTCCAACTCCTCCACAACGGAATCTTCCGTCATCAAGAAGTCGAACTGCTCGACAACATGCTCAGAATCCTGCTGCTGCTTGCGCCGACTCATTTGCCGCCACCCTTCTTGCCACCACCACAATTGCACTTCTGAATTCTCATGACTTTCGCCTCCTCACTCAGTTTCTAACAATTCACGCCCAAAAACACCAAAGCCCAATTCTCAACCCTGATTATCCGCCGGCGAAGTCCGACCCGGATCGCCACTCAAAACGCCCGGTTCACGCATCTGATCACCCCGATTGTCCGGATTCGGACCCGGTGTGCCACATGTTCCCGGATTCTCAGTCAACGGCGGCTCAATCTCGCTCTGCTCACTGCGACGCTGGGCCTGCTCCTCCTCATACGCCCAGCCCATCCTCGTGTTCAATGTCTTACCACTGATCCTGCCAGAACCCCACGCGTCCCGGTGGATCTCCCACTCCTCCATCCTGTTCCGAGTCTGAACAATCGGACCGTCTGCAATCAAACGAACCCGATCCACATCCTCCACCGTGAAACCAATCCCCTCCAAATTTACCGCCGCAACACGCAATACCTGGTCCAAAATCAACAAGTCCTCAGACGACATCTGATTCTGCCAATACCCAACCGCCTTATGAAATGGACCCTCGCTCACCAAAGTGCTCGCGAAATTCCCCTGACTCACGTTCATCGTCAGCATGAACTCCGGCAAACTCAGACCCGCCGCACAAGACCGAAGCAACGAATCCAAAAACATGATCATGTTCTCGTTGCTCGCACCAGTCTCCGGAAACTCATAGTCCACCGTGCTCGGCTTCGTCACCACCGCAACCTGCGGCTGGTCGAACGTCTCGCCGTCCTGACCAACCTTCCCGCCACCGCCCGAATTCAACATGCTCCTCACAGCGTCGCCGTCCATGTTGCTCCGGATCGTCCGAATCGCACCGAACGTGCTCTGAAACGTGCTCACACGCATCAAATTCGACAGCAACGTCTTCGCATACTTCAACTCCTCACGAACCTCCCAGTAAAACGTCAACCCCCGGGGACTCCGGCTCGTCACGTTCCGCCGGCGTCCCAGTAACACCGCCCGTAACTCCCCCGTAACACTCCACTCGTTACTGTCCGATCGCAACAACTCAAAGTCCACCAAGCCCGACGCATCACGCGGAGCAGTCTGTAACTCCCGGATCCACTGACCACTGCCGTCGTCACCACCATCCACGAAATAACCAACTCGCCTGTTCAATATGTTGTTCTGCCACCGAACACCCAACTCGTCACGGTACGGCAAACTCCGCTCCTCAGCGTCCTGATACCTGCTGTTCGGATCCAACGCCAAATCAGTCGCCTCAACGAACGACAACTCGACCTCACCGCCCTCCGGGAAATACAACACGTCGAAACACTCGCCCTCCTCAACCAGTCGCTCCGAAACCTCACCCTGACGCAATCCCCAGCCGTTCCGCTGCATCCAGTCCGCCAAATACTCCTGCATCGCACGAATCGGACCCGACAACGCCTCACGCGCTGTGTCGTCACCCTGATCCGATTCAGCACGCGGCTTCACCGCATACGTGTGACCAGTGTGACACGTGTAAAACTTCTTGTTCTCCCGAGCATTCTTACCCCACGGCGTCTTAGCACACTCACGACCTATCGCAATACGCTCACGGATCTCCTCGATCGTCGTGTTCTCGCCAAACAACTCGCCACTGCCCGGGATGTCCAAATCACCAATCCGGCCCTCGCCGCAACTGGAACGCAACTCCTCCAACATCGCCGATGCCACGACAGCCATCTTGCCCTCCATCAAGGCTATCGCTCTGGCCGCTTCCATCATGTCTCTGTCTGACATCGCCCGTCACTCCCGGAAATCACACCGTAAAACACACAAGCACAACAAAATAACCCCACTGACCGCAAACCGACAATCTCAAAACAAACGCCGCTGCAGCATCACCCAGGCCATTCAGATTCCAGCGGATTCATTTCCGCACCGCAGTTCTTGCAATAGATCGTACCTTCCGGCATTGGGCGGTCGCACCTCGGGCAGATTCCCATCACGATCATTGCCTCTCGCTGTGTTCGATCTGGGACCCAACCAGCTTCAGTCCTACGATACACTAGCCACTCGACGTAACCGTCACGAATCTTGTTTCCGTCCGGCGCACCGTGCCCGAACTTTTGACAATTGCAGTTGTCCTCGAAGCAGCACCGCACCATTTCCCCATCTCGTGGACCACCGATCAATGGCAATTTCATAACCCCTCCGCACTCAAAACAAACGCCGCTGCAGCAACACATCGACCGCAATGTCGTCCAAAATGTCGTCCGTCTGAGGGGGCTTTGCCCTGTTCGGACTGTCCATCGCATCAATCCCCAGTAATAAAAGAACAATAAGCAAAGCCATCAAAGCAACCGGGCTAATGTCGCCCTCTCCTGTCGCTGGGTATTCGTAACTTATTTCCGTTTTAGCAGGTCTTGATACTGGTGCCGCACCAATGCTCTTGCGGATTACTGGCCCGTCTCTGTCCACTGGTGCTCGCCTGTCATCCAACAAAGATGTACCGTCACAAGTGCCGCCAACTCTCGCCTGCTCTCTGCCCGATGGTAACTCACTCATCTCACACGCCCTTCCGCTCACTGTCCAAAAACTGCTCCAAATATATCGGCATCTGCTGACACATCGCTAACGCGTCAGGACCGTCGTCGTGCTTACCCTTACCTCCACGACCGTCAAACTGACGCAACTGACTCAACAACAACCCCGTACCCGGATTGTTCAAAAAACGAAACCGACGACCACGAATCGGACCGTCCAAACGCCTGATACGCATCTCCTTCTTCAACATGTCCTTCACGCCAATCAATCGACCGCCACGCTGAAAATACTGACTCAACGCATACTCCGGATGATCCGCCGCATATCGGTATATCAAATCCTTCATCACCTCCTGAAATGCAACCGACTCAATCCCAATCAAGTCACGCTGCGTAATCCGATGAATGTCCCTCTGACAAAACTCAAATAATGACTCCACAATCTCACCCGGTGGACGACGAGCCAAATCCGCACTCACATACTTCAAGTCCCCGTACTGCATCAAACAACAAATTGCACTGTAGTCCCCCTCCTTCTCACTCTTACCCTTGCTCGGATCCACTGCAAACATCCGAATACTCTCGTCCTCATGACGTGGCCTCGGCCACTCGTCCCACTCAATTAACAAATCACGAAAATATGACCGATCCCACTCCGTACCACTCACACTGCTCTCAAACCAACAACCCCCCAAATACCTCTCTCGCTCCGAATCCGATAACTGCATCAAACGGTCGCCGTAACTCGGGTCGCTCTTCATCAAAAACGTGTTGTCGCTCAACTTACTCGGAATAAAAGCAAAACTGTTCGTCAACCGCTTCCCGTCGTCACCATACTGCTCACTCTCAAACCACTCGAACTCATTCCCAACACGACGGAAATGACGAATCACTCCGCTCTTCGATGGATCCGGATAACCGTTCTCGTCCAAATACCAATGAACCATCCCAAATAACCAACTGTCACGGTCCGGGTTCGTGCTCATACGCAACGTCGGCTTCACACCACACGCTGACCTACACCGACCCCACAAAAACAACACATCCTCCGGCTTGAATAAATTGGCCTCGTCGATCACCAAACTGTCAAACTGAGCGCCAACATACTCGTTCCGCTTCTTCGGACTGTTCAAAATGTTCAAACTGATCTTCGCGCCACTCGGAAATCGATGCTCGTTGCTCGTGTGATTAAATACCGCTCCAAATGGCTCGTAAATGCTCTTGCTCACGTCACGCAATCCACCCGGCTGATCCAACTGAGGAAACGTCTCACGAAATATCGCACCCCGATAGCGACTCTTCGCGTGCGGACCCTGAACGTGACGCAACATGTCCAACATCAACGCGTAACTCTTACCACCACCTGCAGCACCACCAAACAAAACCCACTCCGCTGGACATCGCAATAACTCCATCTGCTTCGCACTGACTTCCATCTCAACCCTCACTCAAGCGTTCCAGCACCATCCGCCCAACGTATTCAGCCACCTGCGGCACTACGGCGTTTCCGAGTCCTCGCAATCGGTCCACCCGAGCGGGAACCCCATAAGCCACTCGACCCACGTCGGGTTCAGTTGCCCACCAATCGCCGTTTGAAGATTCTGGCCACCTTGTTTGTTGGGACCGGACCCCGGACCTGTCCCGCAAGTCGCATGAGGCGTCGTCCATATCTTCACGAATACTCCCAAATCTACATTCTTCCCCCTCTTCAGTTCTTTTGCCGCACCTTCCGCCGTCCTCGTTCCTTTGTCGCCATCTGTACTCCGTGGCGTTGGTATCAGTCCCGATGACGAACACCCTGTCCCTGATATGCGGGGCGCCAACGGCCGCAGCCGGTATGCAATGCCATTCCGCATCATACCCGATCTCGGCCAACGTCCCGAGTACTCTGTCCAGTCCCCGAGTAAGCAACGCTGCCACGTTTTCCAACACAACTGCTCTGGGTCGCAATTCGCGAACCACGCGAACGGCCTCGAAAAACAATCCGCTCCGCTCCCCCTCAAGTCCTGCCCCTCGTCCGGCGTAGGAAATATCCTGACAGGGAAATCCGCCGCAGATGATGTCGACCCGCTCAAGATTGTGTCCTCCGCACTCACGAATGTCTCGCTCCCTGTGAACTGCCGGCCAATGCTTCCTGAGCACCCTGCTTGCATACTCATCAATCTCTACCTGCCATCTGCACGCCATACCAGCACGCTCAAAACCCAAGTCGAAACCGCCAATCCCCGCAAACAAACTCCCAAATGTCATCATCGCTCACCTCGCCTCCCTCTGAATCGTTGAATCGTAGCAAAAAGGTCGCAATTTTT